TTTCATTTTAATCTCCTTATAAAATATAATACAACCCCAAACCTATTGCCATACAACTTATCGTCGCTATCGCAAAAGATTTTGCGACCTTACGCGAAAATGAATCTGGCGTTGTGGCTGTATAAAATATTCCTGTTATTGAACCACCGTACAACATTGATACGACAAATAAACATACTCCATAAATTTTCATTATTTTACCTCGCAGGCTTGTTTAGCCAATGTATCTGCTATATCATTAAACTGATTATGTGAATGTGATTTAACTTTATTCCATTTAATATTGACATCACTGGCATTAATGAATAATTTATAATTCATAATAAATTGTTTTTTTGTTTTCCATTTTCCAGTCACAAAATATTCACAACCAGTATAATCGTAATTGATTTCAATTTCTTTAATGCCCTTTATTTCACAATACTCTACAACTTTTGCTACCGCTGTTAATTCGCCTGCTATCTGGCGCATTTCGGTATTTTGCGCCACGCCAGATATGGTTAGAATCGGCATATCATTTCTTAATATAACAACGCCATACCCAGTTATACCGTTTTTATGTGAACCGTCTACAAATGCCTTATATTCCATTATCTTCCTCCGCAAAAGTTAATATTGATATTATAGTTTGTGTATCGCTATGTATGTTGTTGAGGTTGTGGATTATTCTTGCATTAAAAAACATATCTTTAATAATAAACATCATAAGCAATATCAACAATAAGACTATCGCCAATTCCAGTTTTTTAATTTGCTTGGTAAGTATTTTTTTTGTTATTCTCATTTTAAATCTCCTTAAATAATATACAGACATAACTTAATCTTATATCTGTCGCTTCGCTTCTTGATATGCCTATTCTGTGACATTTGTAATATCTTTTTCTATAAGATTCTTGGCAAACTAAATTTTTACATTTTTTGCAACACTTGTTTTTATCGTTGCTTTTGCAATAATGTAAATTTTGTTTTAATCGTTTAAATCCAGAATGTGCTAATAATTTTTCTGGTTTTAATTCGTTGCCAAATAAATCTTTGCTCATTTGATGTTATCCTTTATTCTTATATTTCTCGCAATATTCGGAATCTTATAAACAACTCCTTTTTTTTCTAAACACTCTATTCTTTGCTGAACACTGCCAATAGATATTTTAAGAATTTTAGCGAGTTCTCTGTATGTAGGATAATAGTCGTTTCTGTTTTTAAAATCTACAATGGCATTAACTATTTCAACTTGTTTGTTGGTGTAATTCATATTGTTCCACCGACCTTAAAATCCAATTTCAGCATATAATTTAAGGCGCGTGTATTTGGTTCAATACCTTTGCCAAACAATGCTTTTATACGCCCTTTTATAAAACGCCTGCCGATGTTTGTTATCGCCCAGTATTTATAATGTTTATTGTTTTTATACTGCCCGACAACAAGTTTTGTTTCTGCCATTTTACGAAGAAGTCTTTTTACGTCAACTATATAATTCTCTAAACCCCATTCCATTATTTGAAATATAGGTGTGGCTGTTTTTTTGTTGTACAAAAAACATAATATTCTTTCGCTTTGCGATATTTTATTTTTCATTTTTATTCTCCTATTTTTTAACGTATAAGCCTTTCATTATTGTCAACATTTGATTATAATTACGCGATTTATAAAAATATGATACCTTTTTTTTATTATCCCATATCAACAAAATAGCCATTGTTCGTTTAAATTTAATTGTTATGCCTTCTGAATTTTTAAATTCCATACGAATAGCGTCGGTTGTGTATTCTCCCAAATCTGTTGCCGAAATAAATCCTTCAAACTTTTTAGCTTCATTACATAACTCTGTCCACGTTATGCGTCTAGTAAAATATCCATAGACTATTAAAACAAGTATTGCAAATGTAACCCACAATATAAAAACCATTTTATTCTCCTTATAGCATACAATTTTGTAAATCTTTTGCGCATTGCACTTTTGTATCAAACAACTTGTAAGACGAAAAACAATATTTTCCATTTTTATAAACAATGTATTTCCATTTCTGTTCAGTTTCAATAATAATTCCAACACAACCATTTGCAAATTTAATAATACTTTCTTGATGTTTTTCACAATTAACTCTTCTTATTCTGCGAAAGTGCATAGTTTTAAAATATCTTGTTGTAGTTGGTTTTTTACACTTTTTTTGAACTTTAATGCGATACTTTGCCCTATTCCTATCCAAAATACGTTGTTTATTTTTTTTATAATACTCTCTGGCGTATAAGTTTTTCTTTTTTTTTGCTTCAACACTTGTAATTTGTTTTGGAGTAGAATCCATTAAATCTCCCTTGCTCCGCTAATTAAAGATACATTTTCCTCGTACCGTTTTTTGTATTCCAAATAGCTTTTGTCGGTAGAAAAATCAATAGCAAAATCCTTATTACCATTTTTTTTGATTCTATCAAGAACATAGTTTAATTGTAGACGTGTATAAACTTTAATATATCCGCCATAAACTACGTTTCTTTTTGGCGCAAATTCATAACATTTTGCTAAATTATTTATGTTCTTAATTCCGCATTTACAGTTCATAACTGTATTCTGCGATATTAACAAAGAATCTGTATCAAACATTAATGCAAAGACCGTTAAACCAGTGTTGTTGCAATACTGGCATACTGTACTGGGTTGTACTGGCAATTTTATTATAGATTCTTTCTTGATATTTTCACAAATTCCAATAAAAGTGGCTATTGTCAATTTGATAGAATCGTCATTAATCAATATCTGCGCGCATTTTGACAATATCTCTTCTGAATATTGTTTTACGCTTATCTCTAATACCCAAGTATCAATTGTTTGGGCGTCAATTCTCAACGTTGGATAGCGAGATGCAAAAATGCTTTCAATAATAGTTCTTACCATTTTATAACCCTGCCTCTTGGCGAGATTTTAATTTTTCTTGTATTTTTCTATCTCTTTCTTCAATCTCTTTTTGTTTTTGCTGTTCGCTTGTCAATTTTGGTAATAATTCATTCCATTTATCGTATAGCTTGCCTATCGTAAAATCAGAAAAACTATTGGTAAACCAATACGCTTGCTTTTCACACCCGATAACAAGAAAACGTATCTTTTCAATTATCTCCTCTGTATTGAAATTTTTAACTAAATCAGCCAGCAAAACAAAATCTTTTTTGCCAGATTTATACTTACTGCCAGTTTTTTTATAATATATTTCAGCAAACAGATTAAATATTTTTTGATGTTCTTGTAAAACGCGAGTCTGTTTTGGTATTATCTCTGTATTAACATTCTCATTTACATTTACATTATCATTTACATTATCATTAGATACTTTTTTGTTATCGTTTGTTATACCGTTGTTATCGTTTGTTATGTTTGCACTGTCTTTTTTCGGTATTTTTTCTTTTTTACTGGATTCTTTTTCTTTGTTTTTATCAGTTTTACCCCATCTTGCCTCCATACCTTTTTTTCCAGCTTGACTACGTTTTTCATATTTTGCTGTATTAGCATCTATCCTGTTTTTTATATAGCCAAACGCATTAGATATTTTTGGGTTATCAAAGGCAGGGGTAACGGAAGTTTCAACATAAGCCAATAAAGAATCCAATAATTGCCCTTTTTCTTCATAGCTTAAAAAGTTCAATATAAACTTATAATCCGTATATAATACAACAGATTTTTTACCCATAACTACCCCTATTGTTTGATTAGTTTTATTTTTTTCCCAATTCGTCTGTTGCCTCTGCCTTTTTTCTTAATATCAAAAAAATCAAGGTATCTTACAAGCGTGCTGTTTGTTATACCAAGTTCACGGCATATATCTTTATTCTTTTTAACTTGATAATTTTTAGCAAGCCATTTTTTTGTTATCGTTTTTTTTTGATTTTTCATACTTTCTCCTCTATTTTATTGCTATATATACCAATGTTTGATTTAGTATATTTTAATCCGTAAACACATTTTCCAGAATAACTTACGACGCGAGTTTTACCATAAAAACAAGTAAATTCTGGTGTGCCATATAAGTCTTTTATAAATCTGCCATCTTGACAATTACAACACTGTTTTATTGACATTTTCAGTATCAAAAACCTCCGTGCTTGGCGGTGGTATAAATACGCCAATTTCTGTTGCCCACAACAGAACATCATCTATAAATTTCTGCATTTGTTCTTTTGTCGCACCGCTTTTTGATTTTGGGACTCTTATCATTTCATTATCTACAACAATTTCTTTGTAGAAAAATTTATGATTTAAGACTTCATTAACGTCTGATTTTGTGCAATTCACACCAGTTTCGTTTAAATGTTCTGTAATGGCTGGCAAGATAACCGCCCAGTAATATCCTAGCTGTTCCGATGTTTTACTGCGCATACTGCTTGCGGTTATCTTAACCATTTTTGTGATTTTTAAAACCCTACTAATTTCTTGAAAAGCCTGTCTTAAATCAGTATTGTTTTGTAATATAAAGTCACGAGCCATTATTTTTTCCTTTACTTATTTTTTGCTTCTTCTTTTGCTGTTTCGGGCGCAGCATTAGCATTAACGTCTGTTGTTTTTTCGTCCACAATATAGCCAGTTGGCGAAAGCGTGGCTTCTTCTGCCTCTTTCATAGCGTTTTTCATACCCTGTATTGCGCCTTCCATTATTTTGACAGTGGCTTCTAAATGAAATAATGGCAATCCTAAATCCTTTAATGAAGTTTTTTCTTTAATTGCCATTTTGGTCGCTTCATACGCCGCTTTTGTTTCTTTTTCAACCATCCCGTTTACAACTTTATCCGCCGAATTTCTGTCTATTGCAACTAGTGGCATTACAGTATTAACTAAATTTTCAACGTGTCCAAGCATTTTTAATCTCCTTTTAATTTATTTTGCTTTTACTATCAGACATATCTACAACGTCTTTTTCATTTTTACCTCCTTCTGTCGTTTTATTTTTTTCAGCTTCTACCGATAACGATACAAGCCTCGCAATAAACATATTAATTCCAGATAATAGTAAATGTTCTTTTGAAATTAAACTATTGCGCCATTCATTTTCAAGAACAACTTGTTTTTGAAAATTTAAAGATGATATTTGTTTTCTAAATTCAAGCGTTGCTAATTCCAATATCTCTTTAACGACTGAATCTCTTGCTTTAATTACTAAATTTTGGTTTTCTTGTTCAGTTAGCATAATAACCTCTTAAAATGGTACTTCTTCGTCTGATACTTCTTCTTGACTTTCCGATGTATAACCCGTTACATCATTTTTTTGTCCTGTTTCAGGTTTTTTCTCTTGCGAATTGCCTAACTGTTGTTTTTGTTGTAATTCACTTATCATTACAAACTGGTATTTTTCTCCTTCTGTTTCTGTTCCGTCGGGATTAAATTTTGGTTTTGATAACTTAATCCACCCCGCAATAGCCATTTTTTTGTTGTTAATAGTTATCGTTCCCCTATAATCTGGCTGGTTAGGTTTTTGCTTATTTTTGTTTTTAAACATTACGCCAGTATTATTCTGCTGTTCCATTGCCTTTATCCTCCTTTTTAGTTTTTAATGTTATTCTTATTTTGTCGCTTACATCGGTTATGACAGAATATTCCTCAAACAATTTCGCTTGTTCTTTTTTAAACTTTGCCGTATTAAGCCCAATTCTTGTTGAGGGCGGTGTGTATGTAACTTTAAAACAGTCGTTTTCAATAGATAAAATACCTCTTTCAGCCATTTCGTTTTTCAATTCTTCTTCAAAATTATCAATCTGCTGTTTCAAGTCTTTCATATTTTGTAATACTTGACTGATTTTTTGTATCTTGTTCTCATTTAAACAAACCAATGTTGGTTGTTCTTTTGGCACACCTTCAAAATATCTACGGATAATATCCGTTACTTCATCATCTGACAGCAACTTTACCGTTATCACATCGGCTTTATTAGGAGATTTATTGCTTGGTAGATAAATTACCTTACCCTCCTTAACTTGGAAGCCAAATTGCCTTAAAACAAACGCGTAAATTGATAACTGAATCGTTACATACTCAATATCAAGCATATAATTTGTCTTTATATCGTAAAGTATGTGAGATTTATTATCAAGCAAATCTATCGTTGCGCCGAAAATTCCAAATTCTGTTGTTCCCAATATTGTAGTTTCGCAATAATCGGCTCTTATGCCAAACTTTCTTTTCAACTTCATAAACTCTTTTAACTGTTTATGTTTTTCTGTAAAAGGTATGCCATTTACAAGATAATCTTCAACTTGTTGGTGTATTATGTTTCCAAATTCTTGCGCCTTTTTCAATACTTCTTGATTTACCCCTTGAAATTTATCTCCTAAATAATTTCTTATAATTTCACTACAAGAAGGTAGGAGATTCCCCTGCGAATCTGTATATGTGTGGCTATCTTTATCTAACGATATATTCCCAAATGACATTTAATTCTCCTATTTTAAAATATTTTTTATATATTCAATTTTTTTAAAATTTCTTCTTTCATTTGTTTATCTCCTGTATTATAATTCATTTGCCGTTGTTGTTTCTTTTGTTGTTTCTTGTTTTGCTTTACCTTTTTTTGTTTCCGCTATTAACTTATAGGCTTGATTAATCATTGCCACCGCTTCCGCATAAGTCAATGTTTCTATCGGTTTTTTCGGTGTGATTTTTAATCTCTCAAACATTTTTATTTGCGCTGGCGTAATCTTGCCAGTAACCGCCTGTTTCGGCTCTTTCGTTGCTCCGTCAAACATATCTCTTTCGGTTATATCAAACAGTGCCATATAAAGATAACGCCTTAAATACGTTTGAGTTCCGCCCAATGCCTGTATCTTATTGCAACCCTTAATTTCAGCTTCTACCATAGGAGAAGTGATTGTTATGCTTTCGTTTGGATTGTCCGAATTTACCGCTGTTAAACTGGCTAATTCTCTGCCGTAACTTGGATAGGTGCATACTCCGTGTTTTTCGCATAAGTCAATTATTGTCGGCAGAAAATCCTGCAATTCAAAATATTCAAAATTGCTGTAAGAATTTCTTCCTGTTTTTGTAAGCCCCGATTTTACTAACTCTGTTTTAATTTTTTGTAGTTTTGTGTGTAAGTTTTTTTTAACTGGCATTTCTTGTGTCATATTGCCTCCTATTTTTTTATTTGAACGGCGAGGGATGTACTTGAAACATCATAAGAAATATTTTTTAACTTGATTATTATAATATTTCTCTCAAATATTTATTATAATTGTTACCACTCAATAAGCCGTTTTCAAGTATGCCATTGGTCTAGGCAACTAATAAATATTCTAGCGTCTGCCACTTCCGCCACCTCGCCAATTCAAATAACAATTTTTATCATTTTGATTATTATAATTATTTTGTAATTACTTGTCAAGTCCTTTTTTTACCGACGATAATATCAATTTTCTGCTTCCATTTTTTCAAACTACAAACATTTTGCCTCATCAATATTCGCATATTTTGCCCATTTTTCTCTGCTTATTTACATACCATATATGTTTTCTTACTTTTTCCTTCTGTTTATTCTCATTATAATATTTATTATTATATTTTTTATGGTACTGCCTGTCGGAATCGCTATACGGATGTTTTAATCTCCATTTGCGTGAATATAATCTATGTTGTTTTCTATGTTTTTGCCTGTACGTCTTGCTATATTCAAGTCTTTCCTCTTTATGTTCTTTGTAATATTGTTTGTTATAAGCCTTCATTTTCTCTTTATTTTTGGCATAATATGATATTTTTTCCTTACCGCCCACCAAATTTTTTTTGTTTTTCTCTGTAATTTCTAACATTTTTGCCTTACCTCCATTTTTAAATTTTAGTCAAATGAAATAAACTTTTTTGCAACTTTACCTGTTTTTTCTGGACATAATAGGCAAACAGAATGAACTTTTTTGCAACTTTACCAAATATGCAAACATTTACAGTTTTTTAAATCCTATGAACATAACCCACAACCTCCAAAACTTAACTTTTCTTCTAACTTGTAACATATCTCATCATATTCTGCCAGTGTAATATTATATTTTTGTAATATTTGAGTTGTTGGTTCTTTTCTTGTGAATACCATATTGCCGCAACAATAGTCCTCTGCTTCTTCTGGGCATTCATCGTATTTTAAACCAAAATCCTCATATTGTGCGTCTACTCCATTAATTATAAATTTTTCAGTTTCACATAACGCGCTATAAATTTTCAAATCTAGTTCCATTTTTTCCTCCTTAAAATTCAACGGGCGGAGGCTATCCGCCCGTTGGTTTTTCTCACTTGAATAATACAATAACAATGAAAGTTAATAAAGTAATGATTATAATACTATCAATGATTATTTTTTTATATTGTTTCATTCTTCCACCTCTGCGCGCGCAACCGTTGTTATGTGAGTCAAATTCCCTGATTCTGTTTTTGCGCCGATAAATAAATCCCCTGATTTTTTATTGTAATATTGACAATCCCAACAAACGCCTTTTTGTTGTTCGGTCGCGGTATATAGTTTATAACCGCATATTTTACAATATTTCGCCTCCTCTTTCGTTTTATCTTGTTTGTGTTTTTTTGTTTTTTGATTTTTGCCTTGCGAGTAATCCTCATAGTATTCTTTTTCCGTTTTATAATATGAGTTCCAGTATGCGCTTGTATTCTGCCAAGCGCTCGCTGTTTTTTCTTTAAATGTAGTATTGCTAAACCATATCTCGCCTACTTTTTCGCCCTGCAATTCGTTTAATATCCAGTGTTCGCCGTCCGAGTTTAAAAAAATCATTTTATTTGAGTAGCCGATGGCTTCATCAAGTAAATATTTATAACACTCGTATTTCATAAAATCGGGCGGTAGTTGCTGTAAAATTAATCTGTTAAATTCCATCGTATCGGAACGCGGACTTGCCAGTGTTAAGTTTTTAGAAAAGTCCGACAAGATGCCGTTATGACAAAATACTATATTGCGGTTTACTGCAAAGGGATGAGTTGCCAACATTGAAATTTTGCCAGTTGTCGCGATTCTGAAATGTAAAATAAAATCTTTTTCAATATGGCGTTCTCTTGCGTCAATAAATTCTTTTAAAACCGAGTTTGTTATTTTTACGTTTTTTATGATTTTCACGCCGTTGTCAAAATAGGCATATCCGAAGCCGTCGGGGTTATTCTCCGCGCAAATCCAAAGAGTTTTTAAATCAAGCCTGTTGTTTTTTGGCAAATAAATCGCTATACACATTTTTTATATTCTCCCTATTGTTTTTTTTTCTTGCGGGCTAAATTTTCCATTATCGGTAGATTCAAACGCAACAACGCGCGCTTTTAGCATTTCGTAGCCTTTCGCTTGCCCGAGTATAAAATCTTTAAAATCTTCAATATTAAAGCGCTTGTTTTCTGTTGTTATTTGTTTAGAATAGTTAAAAGCACAAAGACAATGCTGAACATATAAAAGCACTGCTTCAAATTTCAAATTCCCTTTATAGATTCTTACCTCAACCGTGTGTTTATTGCATAAGTTGACGGCTCTGTATCTGTCAGAGGGAGATTCAAGCTCATCTTTAAATTTTTCAGTCGTCCCGTTATTATAGTGCGCGTATCTGTTTTGAGAACGCATAGCAATAAATTCCGAGAACGGTATACAATTATAAAAGCAGTGCATAAAGTTAATTATATGATTGTCATTTAAAAAAGCGCTGCGCGATAGATGAATATGGACGCCAGTTGTTGGCGCTCCGTATGAATATCCGCCCGCGTTGACTACGTTAAGCATAACTTTTTTAAATAAATCCTGTTTTTTTGTAAAAAATTTATAGGTCATTGGTTCGCTTACAAATTCCACTCCGTTGTCTAGACTTCCGTCGTGTTTACAGTAAAAGTATTCGCTTAATTTCGTGTTGACAATTTCAGACAATTTTTTAACGTTGCCAATGTTGCTTTCAATTTCAATTTCAAGTCCGAAGTATAGTATTTTTTCTACTCTGTCATCCGCAGCGGTCTTTTTAAATTTCGGCGTCGGCTTGTAGTTATAATCGTGAATAAGTCCGCTTTTGCATTTCGCACATACCGCCTCTCCGTTAGGTATCCATACTTCTCCGCAGTCATTGCATCTATGAATATTATGTATCCAGCAAGAATTGCATAAATATATTACGCTGTTGATATTAAAGCCCTTAAAAACATTTTTTATTTCGGCGTTTATATTTATCTGTTCCGTTAAGTGTATCTTTCCGCATACGTCGCACTTTTGTAAGTGGCGCGTTTTTGCGCAATATTCGCAATATTCGTATCCGTCGCTGTCTTTTTGTATTGCTGTTATATTCGGAATAATTGGCGAACCACAACAATGACACGCTTTCCCTATCGGCTGGCTATGATAAAAAAAACCGACGCTTTTTTTATCGTTGTTTACATTATAAAAGCGCCCGAGTGAGTCAATTGAAACAATGCGGATATATTGTTTTTCGGCGTTTTTCTGATAGTACATAAAATCCGATAAAACAAAACCGTCAATATATGGCTTATCTAATATTTTTGCAATATTTTCGGTTTTTCTATTCGTTAATTCTTCTAGTTGTATCATAATATCAAGCAATAAATTGATTCGCTTGTCGCTTAAATCGCCAAGTGCATAGTAACGTATTCTGTTAAATTTATCTTGTAGCGTAACACGTTCATTTTTTAAATTAAGCGCCGTTATTCTTTTATCGTCTGATTCAAATTGCTTCTCCGCATTAAAATGTACGGCGTACAATCCAATTTTTGTGCGTAACTCATAAATTGACGCTTGCAGCTTTAAAACTGTGTCATAATTTGGCATTTTTTACTTCCTCCATTTTTAAATTAAAAATCCGTTCTTGTAAATATCGCGTCGGCTGTCCTCTCTTTTTTTTATTTTCCGCTCTCTTTTCTAAAATAATAATTAATTTTTCCCGATTCATTTTTACCTCGCTAAAAAAAAATAGCCAACAAAAAGTCCGACAGTAAAAAACAAGAAGCACGCTAAAATAAAGCGCTTTACTCGTTTTTTAAAATCTCTTTTGTGTTCACTGCAAACTTTACAAAACATTTTTAACCTCCTATTTTTATTTAAAATCTATTGAGTCCTGCATCTCTCTAAATTGTTTTATCGTGTTATCGTTTATATGTACGTTTGTATAAAAGCGGAACGTATTTATAACTACTTCAAGCCGTTCACTTGTCCGTCTTATAGTCTCATTGGCTGTTTTAAGTTCTAGGGAATAATTTATGCCGTTAAAAAGTATTTCAGACTGCCCAACGCGTAAAATTAAAAAGCCAGAATATTTGATTATAACGGGTTTAACTAATTGCCAGACAACGCGCATTTTGTCAATTCGTTGTTTTGGATAGCAAGCAAGTTGAGGGCAATATGTATAATTTTTTTCTGTACAAAAACAACCGTTGCAAGTTATGGCTGGTAGTTTTTCGTCTGAAATTTTAGGCGTTACAATATCGCCGTTTGATAATTCTAACAAGTCGCCAATTTTAGTATCCCATCCGATTATCTTTTTATTTTCTGGCGCAAAATCCGTTTTATTCATTTTACCCTCTTAAAAATTATATTATATTCTGCGCAACCAAAATCAATATCCTTCGTACATTTTTCAGTCTTGTAAAAAAAACAACCGTCGGTACAGTGTAATTTTTTAATTGCTTGTAACATTATACCGTCCGAATATTTAAAAAACATTCCGCTTTTGGCGTTAAAACTAACGTCTTTTAAACAAGTTACAATATAATCTTGCGCGCGCCTAAAATGTTCAACGTCTGCATCTAATAATTTAAAACAAATCGCAACAGTTAAAAGCGTTTGTGTTTTTGCCAGTATGGTTTTAACGCCTAAATTATTCAATTGTTTGACATAATAGTAATTATTAAATTCTTTTATTTTGTTATTTATAAAATAACTTATAAAAATATTATGCTCTTGTTTCATTATAATTTCAATGCTCCCGTCCCTTTCAACAACGATTTTAATTTTCATTCTCCCCCCTTGCTATAATATTACAATAATGTTTTTATTTTGTCAACAAGAATATTTAATAAAAAATAGCGTCGGAGTTCCGACGGTAAATGCAATAAAAAAAACTATTGACAAAATAAAAAAAATATGATTCTCCGACGTGAAAAAATAAACTATAAAAAATACTCTTTTAAAAAAAATAAAAAATTATTATTTTAATAAAATAAATTTATATGAAAAATTTATTATTGCAATATTTTTTAATTGTTTATAAAATATTGCCAGAAAATAAGAATAACAAAAAACAGGACAAAAAAATGATAACACAAATTAATTTTTTTGTGCTACGCAAAAACAAAAACATAAAAAAAATAATAACACTTCAAAAATGTTTGAATGTTGGTTTTTCTTTTGCGAAAAATCCAGTAAATCAAAATATTACAAATCATTGGCGCAGTTTAGAAGCGATATTTTTAAATCAAATAAAATCAAAAAATACGCTAATCGGGCGCGCTCTTACAAATGCCATAAGCCTCAAAATAAGCAAGTCAGTTGTTTCAATGATTTTTAAGTCATTCCAAACGATTCAACAGATTCAAACAAACAAACAGATAAATAAAATAGTTGCGAAAGTCAGATTATTCAAGTTATTAAAAGCAAATAAACAAGCTAAACAAATAAACAAATTAATAGCATTTTTTGGCAATTCGGGCGCTTATAAACAATTCCAAAACTCTCATATAAGCAATAAGCAAACATCCGTTTTTCGTTTTATAGCTCACTTAAAAAAATGTTGTAAAAACAACGGAATTTTTAAAAAAATAAAAAAAAGAGTTGAAAATAGAATGATTTTTTCAATTTTATCTTACCATTCTCACGCGCGCGAGTTGTTGAGTTTCGCACGCTGTCGCTTGTTCTTTGAAAGTTAAACGGTTTATGATAGTTTGCCCGAAATAGCAGAAAATAGCTTGATTCTGCCCGATTTTGAGGCTCGCATTTGAGTTTTAAGCGTTTTTAGGGTGTTGAGATATGCCCGAAAAAGCGCAAATTCATATATAAAATATATATACACTTGTACGAAAAAATGCAAATAAATCATAGCTTGTTTGGTGGGTTATTCTAATGAGAATGTTATAACAAACCGATAACAAACTATAACAAAAGATAACAAGCCGATAACAAGCGCATATCATTTATATCTTAATGATAATGTAAATGTAAATGTAAATGTAAATGTAAATGTTAATAAAGATATAACAGACTATCGCGCGTTTCGGGTATTATGCAAATGAATAAACAGGCAACGCTTTTGTATATCTTGCCGATTCACTGGATTATAAACAAGCGCTGATAAGATTCAACAGGCGCAAGAGTTCACGAAAGGCGGGCGCGCAGTAAGTTATAAAAGACAGGCTTGAGGCAGGCGCGTTGATTATTCAAAAGCGAAAGAATAAGATAAAAACCTTGCAGGAGTTCAAAAAATGTTTGAAAAAGAGAGAAAAAGAGGGTGGGGTGGGTACCAAAAACGCGCCGTTAATTCACTAAATGTGTCCCCACGCATTTTTTTAAAATTTTGGAGGAAAAATGTTTAACACTCAATTTGGAGTTGAGTATGATTACTGCAAGGGGTTGTTGGAGAATACGGACATAAAGGAAATGGGCGTCTTGGTTAATGGGGAGTATAAGATAATATACTTTGATTTTTTGGAGAAAAAGGTTGGTAAAGAAGTTTTATTGAATTAATGGAGTACGAAATGTCAACGGTTTTGGATAAATCAGAGAGTAAGGCAGAGGTAAAGCGCGGGAGGGGCAGACCGAAAAAGATACCTGTTGGTAAGCCGATAGGAGAAGTGTACAAGGTAGAGCCGAAAGACGTTACTTCTCGCAAGCACTCTGCGAATATATTAACTTACGCAAAGGCTCTTGGATTTATAGCGGTTGGCAACACGGTAGATAAGGCGTTGGAGTTGGCTGGTGGCAGTATAGACGCTTCAACATTTTGGCGTATAAAGAGTTCGTCTGTACAGTTTGATAATATGTACTATGAGGCGATAAAGAACAGGGCGGAGATTTTAGCAGAAAGGGTTGAAGAAGAATGTATGATGGCTGACGAGAAGTCGGCAAATGCTTGCAGAGTCAAGTTGGAGTTAATGAAATGGAGATTATCCAAGTTGTGTCCGAAGAGATACGGGGATGTACCGCAGGGAACGACACAGATAGCGATTCAAGTAGCTTGGAAAGGGAATGAGGATAATCCGATTAAGATAACTGGCGCAGTAAGTCCAGATGCGTTAAAAAACGGTAAATAGGAGTTTTTATGATTTTTAGAATTATATTAGCTCTGATTATAATAATTTTAACATTATAGCGGAACGGAGATTAAAATGGGTCTTATTACGAAAAGTTGTAAGAGTTGCGGTAGGAATTTTACGATGAATGAGAGGGAACGCGATTTTTATGCTTCGCACAATTTGGAACAGCCAGTTCGTTGTAAGAGTTGCAGAGCGATAAGAAAAGGAATAAGGGATAAAAAGGTAAATGGATAATTTGGGTAATTACAACCAAATTGATAATGAATCTGCGAAAAAGCGCCTTGAAGAGTTGGAGTTGGAGCAGTTTAAACTCAATCAAGAGCGTGAAAAGATAGTACAGAAAGATGAACGTGGCAGACTTTTAAGAAATACGACAGGTAGGCACGGTAAAAAGATAGGCAGACCTCGTAAAAAGGTAAAGAAAGAAAAGATTATTGAAACGATAGAGCTTGCTGATGGCAGTATTATTAATACTTCTGATTCGTATATAAAGGCGCTCTTTGACAAAAATAGCAGTGTTGAAACGATTAACTGTACAATTGACTACAAACCAAGAAAAGTGCAAGAAGAGATACACAGAGAGCTTGTAAAACATAGATTTTGTGTACTCGTAACCCACAGACAGATGGGAAAAACGGTTTGTGCGATTAATCATATGATAATGGAGGCGCTCAAATGCACATTTGTTAATGCCAGATATTTTTATGTTGCTCCGTTTTTGAAACAGGCGAAGTTAATTGCTTGGGAACATTTTAAAAATTTTATAAAAGACATACCGAGATGTAAGATAAATGAAAGCGAATTGAGTATTTTACTTCCAAACGGCGCTAAAATTTACATACTTGGTGCAGATAATCCAGATGCAATGCGTGGAAGTTATGCAAACGGAGTTGTTCTTGACGAATACGCGATGATGAAAGTTGATATTTTTGACGAAATTATAAGACCTATGTTGATTAATACGAATGGTTGGGTAGTTTTTATAAGTACGCCAAAAGGTCAGAACCACTTTTACGATGTTTATATGAACGCAATGAAAGGTGTCAAAGGTTGGTGGGCTGGTATGTATACCGCAAGAGAAAGCGGAGTAATATCAGAAGAAGAGTTAAAGGAAATAGAAGAAGGAACTACAAAGAACATATTTAGACAGGAATATTTGTGTGATTTCAGCGCTTCAAGCGATAATATACTGATTACATTGGACGAAGTTAATACGGCGATGAAAAGAAGTTATTCAATTGACGATTACGGACATCAGGCTATGATTTTGGGAGTTGACTGCGCAAGATTTGGAGATGATAGTTCGGTAATTTTTCCAAGAAGGGGCTTACAGGCGTTTCCGTATAGAATATATCAAGGGTTGAAAACAGAAGAATTGGCTTTAAAAGTAGTACAAGCAATGGAAGATTTTGAAGCTGACGCAGTTATGATAGACGCCGCATACGGAACTGGTGTAATAGATATGTTAAGAAGCTGGGGATATGATAATGTTTTTGAAGTAAATTTTGCTTCAAAGTCATCTTCCGAGAAATATATGAATAAAAGAGCGGAAATGTGGGGAAATATGGGAGATTGGGTTAAAAAAGAAGGCGCTTTAATCCCAGATTTGGATTTAATCCAAGAATTAACCAACTGCAACTATGATTTTTGCAATAAAGACAAGATAAGAATTGAAAAAAAGGAAATGATTAAAAGAAGATTAGGAAAAAGTCCTGACAGAGCAGACGGATTGGCTTTAACTTTTGCATTTCCAGTACAAAAAAAGTCTATTGCTGGCAGAGAAGAATATGCAGATAGCAGTTATGACTTATTAGGATAATAGGAGATTGTATGTTTACTATATTGGCTGGACTTGGTTTAGGTGTTTTGAGTATGATTGCTCAAAAAAAAGCCAGTGATGACGCGGCGGCGGCGGCAAGAGAGGCAAATGCCGAAGCAACTGCAAAACAAGAGGCTCTTTTACGTTCACAAGGCCCGAAAGCTGTAAGCAGCCAAGATGTTTATGCTGGTCTGCGCGAAAGAAGGTTATCTGGAATACAACGTGGTCTATTAAGCACGATTAAAACGAGTTCTATGGGCTTATTAACGCCTGCAACGACTTCTAGTATGCAATTGGGCGGAAAAACAAAGTTGGGAGAATAAAGTGAACAAAACATCTGCAAAAAGAATTATAGCAGAATTGCAAACAAATAAGAAAAATTTTAAAACAGGTTGGGAAGATATTTCCACTTATGTAGCGCCGACACGCGGAATTTTTAATGAAAAAAAGATGGACGAAAAGAAGGAAATTAACCATAAAGTTCTTTTAAATGACGCGTGTAAAACAGGCATAGATACTTTAAGCGCTGGTATGTTGGCTGGACTTACTTCGCCAAGCAGAGAATGGTTTAAATTAAAAGTTTCTGGCAATAACGATATACAAGCAGAAAGATGGGCAAATTCAATTAAGAATTTAATGGAATATATTTTCCAGAAGTCAAATCTTTACAATACTTTGAATAATATATATCAGGAAACGGCTGTTTTTGGAACTGGTTGTTTTGCAATTGAACACGACTTTGATAACGTAATATCTTGTACGCAGTTTACAATTAATGAATATGCAATTGCTTATGATTCAAAAGGATTTCCGAATATATTTGGCAGAGAATTTTTTATGAGCGCGCTTCAACTGGTTGAAGATTTTGGATATAACAATTGTAGTGACGCGGTAAAAAGAGAATATGACGAAGAAAGATATTCAACGCAGTTTAAAGTGTATCATTTAATATGTCCGAATAAAAATATTGATAAGACTAGAAGAGATAATAAAAATTTTATATATTCTTCTGTGTACTGGCAACCAGACGGAAATAAGTTTTTAAGGGAAAGCGGTTATAATTATTTTCCAGTAATAGCTCCAAGATGGGGGACAAATACAAGTAGTGATACTTATGGTACAGGAATAGGAGATACCGTTCTTGGCGACAGTAAAATGTTGCAGAAACTTGAAAGCGCCAAGTTAATCGCAATAGAAAAAACCGTTAAACCGCCAATGATGGCTTCAAGTTCAATACAGGGCAAGGTTAATACAAAGCCAGATGGTATTACAAGATTTAATGGTTTGACTGATAAGGCAGTTTATCCAGTTTACAAAATTGAATTAAACTTGCCTGCGATAAAAGATGAAATAAGCAAAACAGAACAAAGAATATTAAGTCATTTTTATTATGATGTGTTCTTAATGCTTAATTCGCAAGATTATTCAAGAATGACAGCAACAGAAGTAGCTGAAAGACATCAAGAAAAGTTAATGGTTCTCGGTCCAGTATTACAGAGATTAAATTCAGAGTTATTGGATAAGATAATTGAAATAACGTTTCATATAATGCTTGACAATGGATTAATACCAGAACCACCGCAGAGTATACAAGGAAAAGAGTTAAAGGTTGAATATGTATCTGCTATAGCGCAGGCTCAAAAAGCGCAGGGATTAAGTGTATTAAATCAAGGAATAGCGTTTATAGGACAATTGGCAACTCCATTTCCAGAAGTAATAGATGTCATTAACCCAGATAAAACAGCGCTTGCTGGATTGAAAATGATAGGTTTTGACGCCGATTCAATACGTTCTGACTCTGAAAGAGCAGAATTAAGACAAATGAAAGCTGAAAAACAGGCTGAAAACGAGCGATTAATGCGAGAACAGATAGCGATTGAGCAGGCAAAAAAATTATCAGAAACAAAACTGAATCAAGGTAGCGCATTAGACGCAGTACAAGGTGGTAGATAAAAATGAAACCAGAAGATGTTGAGAATTTTTTGGAACAAGATAAACAAGAAAAAGAGTTTATAGAAAAACAAGAACGAGATAAAAATGATTTATTGTATATATTAAAATTTCCAGAAGGCAGAAGAGTTATACAGAAACTTTTATACGAAATGTGTTTTGTTCATAGTACTATATTTTGTGAAACAGACAGAGAAACAAATTTTCAGCTCGGCAGACAAAGTATAGGAATGGAAATACAGAATATGATTTTAGAAAAGAAACCAGCGGTATTAACCCAGTTAAGAGTTGAACGGTTAGCCGAAATTAAAAAAGGAGATAAATAAAATGGCAGAAGAACAGAAAACACCAGCAGAGGGAGCAACACAGCCCGAAGATGGAAAACAAAATAATGCAGGACAACAGCAAGCAGGGGAACAAAAACCAGACGGAACACAGCCAGATGGTTCTAATTCTGACGGTGCTGATGGCAGTGACGCGGCAGAGAAACATAATGGTGTAGGCGCAGACGACAAAAATAAAACAGGAGGAGCAGATGGCGGGCAGAAAGAAAAAATACAGCCTGAGGAAATAGTTTATGATTTTAAACTACCAGAAGGTGTTAAGGCAGATGATAAGAAATTGTCTGAATTTACGGAAAAATGTAAAGCAGGCAAAATATCAAAAGAAACAGCGCAAGAAATGTTAAATCTCTTCTATGATAATGAAAAAGCAATATCAGAGGGAGCGGTTCAGACATTTAACGCTATGGTTGCCAATTGGGAAACTGAAACAAAGAGCAAATTTACGCCAGAACAAATTGGAATAGCGAAAAAAATCGCGCAAGAACAGGGTGGCGACGAATTTGTAAAATTGTTGGAAGAAACCAAGTTTGGTTCACATCCAGTAATAATTGGTTTTTTAGAAAAGATTTCAAAACCTTTTTTAAACGATAAATTTGTTAATGGAAAATCAAGCGCAGGCGATGTTTCTATGAAAGATAAATTAGACAGTATGTATAATAAAACAAAATAAAGGAGAAAAAAATGACAACAGTATTAAATGAATGTTTGACGTTAGCGGATTGGGGTTCAAGACTCAAAGAAGGAAACGTTGTTGAATCCGATATTGTTGAAATGTTGGCACAAGATAACGAAATTATGGACGACATTTTGTTCAGAGAAGGCAATTTGCCGACTGGACACAAAACCACGATAAGAACTGGCTTGCCAGAAGCAACTTGGAGAAAACTCTACGGTGGTGTAAAAAGGTCAAAATCTACAACGGCGCAGATTGTAGATACTTGCGGTATGCTTGAAGCATATTCGGAAGTTGATAAAGCTCTTGCCGATTTGAACGGTAATACAAAGGCGTTCAGATATACCGAAGATGTCGCCTTTATAGAATCGTTCAACCAGAGTTTTTCAGAAGCTCTGTTCTATGGCGACCAGTCTATAAACAAAGAAAGAATAACAGGACTTTCTCCGAGATTCAATTCTTTGTCTGCGGCGAATAAAATCAATATCATAGACGCTGGCGGAACTGGCTCAACAAATACGTCTATATGGTTGGTAGGCTGGGGAGAAGCTGGCGCAATGGGAATATATCCCAAAGGCTCAAAAGTTGGTTTGCAGATGGAAGATTTAGGGCAGGTAACGTTGTACGATGAAAACGACGACCCCTTTGAAGGTTACAGAAGCCATTTCAAATGGGATGTCGGATTCTGTTTGAGAGATTGGCAGAATGTAGTCAGAATAGCCAACGTAGACGTTCCTAAACTGCTTACAGCAGGCGATGGTTCTGCCGATTTATCGGCAAATATTTTGAAATATATGTCTATGGCTCTTGACAAGATAAGAAAGCCGAATAAAGTAAGATTGGCGTTTTATGTTACAAGAAATGTCAAATCTATGTTGAAAGTCAAACTGTTTGATAAACAGAATGTATTTTTAACAATCGGCGAATATCTCAACAGACAGAGTGTATTGAAGTTCCAAGATATACCTATCAGAGTTGTAGATAAATTGTCAGAAACAGAAAAAAGAGTTGGTTAATAAAAAAAATAAAAAAAAGGAGAGTAAAAATGTATATTGATAAAAGTTTAGAAATGGCTAATGGTTTAGCCATAACAACGGCAGTTGCTGAAACAGATACTCTTGATTTGCAAAATGCAGTTCTTGGTTACAAACAGACATTTGTTCAGGTTGTAGCCGAACAGGATTTTGTATTCGGAGATAACAGCAAAAAAATAACCATTGATGTAGTTACGATTGATACGTATGGGGTTGAAAAAACTCTTGCTACCAAGACGGCTACAATTGATGAGTTGAAAGAGGGTAAAGTTTTGATTTCTTGTGTATTGGGTTCAAACAAGAGATATATAAAAACAAAATTTACCTACGAATCTGGAATAACCAGCGTTACTGGAAAATTGTCGGCGTATCTTACACACGACGTTCCAGTAGACTACAAACCAGACGTACAGGAACAGGTAATAACTCCTGAACTTGATACAGCGTCTGGAACTTACACGAGTTCCAAAGATGTCGTTGCAACGTCAAGAACAGAAGGAGCAGAAATCCATTATACAACCGATGGTTCAACTCCGACTGGGTTGAGCGCTTTGGCAACGGACGGAGAAATAACTTTGGATGCTTCTTGTACGCTTAAAGTCATAGCCGTTAAAGACGGTATGATAGACAGCGAAGTTGTTTCAATAGACGTTGTAATACAGTGCGCGGCAGTTACTTCAAGTCCTGATACAAGCACTTTTGCAAATTCAACCTCTGTAACGCTTGCTTGTGCGACAGAAGGAGCGACGATTTATTACACCAACGATGAAAGCAC